TTTTGGTGAAGACCTGAAAGGCGGCCTGGTGACAAGCCATAGCAATGTAAAGCAATCACTGTTCCGCGTGTGGTGGCTTGCGGGTTTTATAGCCTTTGCAATAATTGGCACCGGCATAAGGGTTTGGCTCTTTTAAAATGGCACTCTACGTCAAAGGATACGAGAGCGATCTGCCGGTCCGGCGCGGAAACGATGTTTTGCTTATCACGGCAGACGGCAAGACGCTTTTAAATGATTTAAGGCTGTTTTTGGGCTGGAACGTACCCCATGACGTGATGTGCGTAGGCCGAAGCATAAAGGCTTACCCCGGCAAAATAGATCACTGGGCGGAAGTGGACGCCGACGCTTCTAACTGGGTGGCGGCAAACCTTGAGAAAAACTACCCGGATAAAGTCAGAAACGGCCAGATTTACAAGCACACGCTAGGGGCCCATAAGGGCTTTGACTTTGACTGGGACGTGGAAAATGCACCCTGGCCCATGTCCGAGGTTATGTGGCACGGCTCGACCGCCCTGTTTGCGGTTATGATAGCGCTTGAGATGGACTACAAGCCAATAGTTTTAGCAGGTACGCCACTTGACTCTAAAGGTCACTGGTACTTTGATAACGAGATATACGGGCCGCACTGGACAGCGGAGACATACCAGGCGTGGTTTGAGTTCGCAGCGAGCGAAAACGCAAAGCACGTTAAGTCCATGAGCGGCTATACCATGCAGATATTAGGAAAAGCTAACAGGAAATGGCTGTTATAAAAGGCATATACCCGACGAGAGTAGTTCCCGACAAATATTGGAAAAACCCGGAGATCGACCCTAAAACACTGAGGCCGAAACCGGAAAAAGACGTGCTGCTTATTGTTGGCGACGCAACCGGTGTTATCAAGGATTTAAACGGGTTTTTAGACTTCGGGGTGGACTTTGACACGATGGCTATTAACTACAGCCCAAAGGTCATACCCTGGAAATTACAACATTATGTGGCCGGAGACAGCCAGGACAAGGAAATGCGGGCAATGGCAAAAGCCATGACAAACGGCTGTATAAAACACTGTTGGAATCCTGATATGGGGGCATTTGACGTGTATTGGAGACGAACCTCGCCCGGCTGGAACGGTACGACCGCAAATCTTTGTGTCAAAATAGGAATAGCTCTTGGCTACACAAGGCTTGTGCTGGCCGGGGTGCCGATAGATAACAGCGGCAACTGGTATGCACCGTATCTGAAAAAAAACGATGTCAAAAAGGATAAAAACCACAAGTATCACCTTTGGAAATGGACGGAAATAGCTTCCCGGCCCGTAGGTCGGTTTATACGGTCGATGTCCGGCAACACCGCCGAGCTTTTGGGAAAACCTACGAAGGAATGGCTAAATGAACGGTAAAGCAGCAAAGAAAATACGGACTTATCGTCGTTCTTACGATTATCGGCATTGCAGCGCTGGCAGCTATCGCGTATCTGCTTAAATAAGGAGGCATTAAATGGGGATACTTAGCTCGATACCTATCGTCGGCAAGCTGATAGACGGCACCCGCGATATTGTTAGCCAGGTAGTAGTAGATAAGGACAAGCGCAATGAGATATTCGGAAACCTTGAACAGCTACGTCAGGAAGTGTATCTGGCCGAGCTTGGCACAAAAACAATACCGTGGGTAGACGGTTTACACAAGATGGGCCGCCAGATACTCAATGTCGTAACGATTGGGGCAGTGGTAACACTACTGCTATTTGATATAGAAATCACGCCAACGATAGCGCTTATACTGGGCGGCGGCAACGTATCTTATCAATTAATCAAGGGCAAAGGATAAGGAGGGCATGATGACAGACGTAGCAAAGGAATTAAACGATTTACAGGTTATCATTGACAAATTACAGGCCGATAACAAACATCTCACCAAGCGGGCGAAAAAGGTAAAGGGTCTTGAGGCCACTATCAAAAGCTTTAAGGCCAATGAAGCCGACTACCAGGAAACACTGAGAATACTGGATGCTCTTTGCATGTATGTAGAGCGCAAAGATGATGCCAGTGAAATGCAGGTAGCGGCCACAGCTCGCACGCTTTTGAGCAGGGTAGGCTATAAAACACCAAAATAAATTTAGGCTAAGTTCTACCGGCGGGTAGAGCGACCGATAAAATTCGGAACAACTAAGGGGCATGTGTGGATGCCACACCATTCACATATTGCCCCTTTTTTGTTGCCTGCAAACTGCCAGCTATAAGCTGAGACAAGGATTTTAAAAATGGAAAACGAACTAAGCCAGGAAGTAATAGGCGAGCAACCGCCCATACTGCCTGAGACAACAGCACCGGCTGAAGAAATACCAGCCGAGGAGGAAGCAGCTTCGGTTGACGAGGAGCCGGAAGTTACAGCGGAAGCACTTGAAAAAGACATTGAAGACCTACAAGCCAAAAAAGAAAAAGCAAAGGCCGATGCTGAAAAATGGGCCAAAGAAAAAAGAACCCAGCGAAACGCTTTTTTCGCTGAGAAGAAAAAAACCGACCGGACAGAGGCCGAGGAAACAACCGCAGCAGCACCAAAAGAGGAAGACTTCGACACCTATGAGGAATACGAGGCCGCCAAACACGATTACGATATTGACCAGGCCGTAGAACGAAAAGCGGTCAAGACACAAGCCAGCCAAGACGCTGAGAAGTTTGGCGAGTTCGTGGACAGCCTCATATTTGACGGACGGGATAGATACAGCGACTTCAACGATGTAGGACAGGGCATGGCTAACCCTATCACGGCGCAGACACTTAAAATCCTACAGGATTTTGAGCATCCGGCTGACATCGTTTATTACCTGGGGAAAAATCTTCAGGAAAGCGTTGCTGTTTCCCGCATGAATCCCACGGCGGCTGCGAGAAAACTTGCACAAATTGAGACAATCGTAGCGGCGGAGCTTGAAAAAAACCCGCCCGAAAATAAACCAGCCAAAACCGTCACTACAGCGCCAGCTCCTATTAAGCCGTCTGGATCAGGGGGCGCACCAATAACTAAAGACCCAAGCAAAATGACCCAGTCGGAATACGAGGAATGGCGCTCAAAAGGCGGCGGTAAATAACGACTCGAAAGGAACTTAACCTATGGGCAGCACACATACATTACTTGAGCCGACCGTGATTGCAAAAGAGGCTTTGATGCTGCTCAGAAATAACCTGGTAATGGGCGCAAAGGTCCACAGGGATTATGAGCAGGAGTTCGGTGATACCGGGATCGGTGACACCGTAACCATCAGAAAGCCTGTTAAGTTCACGGTCACAACTGGTAGGACTCGTTCTACCTCAACCATTACTGAAAAATCCATTACGTTGCAAGTGGCTTATCAGAAGCACATTTCCTGGGCGTTTAACACCAAGGATTTGACGCTGACGATTCAGCAGTACAGCAAGCGTTACATTGAACCGGCAGCCGCAAGGCTAGCCAATGAGATCGACAGCGACTTGCTGGGGCTATACAGCGACGTACACAACGCGGTTTACGAATCCACCGGATTTGTTACCCCGGAAAGTTTCATGGTACTGGGCAAAGTGGGACAGCGCTTAGACGAGGAAGCCGTGCCGCAGGGCGAAAGATGCCTTGTTTTAAACCCGGCGGCTCACTGGTCGATGGCAAACGCCCTCAGAACCCTGTATGTGCAGGACGTGGCGGCACCAGCCGTTAAAAAGGGCTATATGGCCACTATCGCAAACATGGAAATTTACATGGACCAGAATGTTAGGGTCCATACTACCGGGGCATTCCATGACACCGGATCAACCGCAGAATTATTAATGGCAACAACCTCTTTCGGAGGGGCCGCAACCGAGGGCAGCGCTCTTGAGATTATTCATCTCAGGATAGTTTCAACAGATGCCCTTAAAGTCGGTGACGTGTTTACCGTTGCCGATGTTAACGCGGTCAACCCGATGTCGGGCGAAGACACCGGCACATTGCGCCAGTTCGTCGTTACGGCAGCTATGAGCGTTGCAACCACCAGTACGACCCAAATCGATACGGTTTATATCAAGCCGGAAATGATCGACACCGGGCCGTACAAAACAATCACAACCTTTCCGGCAGCCGGGGCAGCCGTTACCGTAGTCGGAACGCAAAGCGAGCCTTATCCGCAAAACCTGGGCTTTCATAAAAATGCGTTTGCTCTGGTCATGGTGCCTTTGATTACGCCTCACAACGTTTGGGGATCGTCAGCAAGGGCCGACGGCTACGCTATTCGGGTACTAAAGGACTATGACGTCAATACCGATGATGAAGTCTGTAGAATGGATGTTCTCTACGGCGTCAAAACACTGTACCCCGAGCTTGCAGTGCGGTTAATCGGCGCGGAAGGATAACAATAACCCTTAACCCAGGGCCGGGCAACCGGCCCTTGAACTAAAACTATGACTGAACCTCAAAAAGGCGCTGGCCTATATTTCGAGGGCTTTTACGGCAAGCACGCAAAGCCTTACCCGGTCTGGCGCTATCATCAGCTTTTCGAGCCGAAGATAGTTAATAATACCAAAGAGGATTTCGAGGCGTCATGCGCGGGCTGGAAAGACGCCGGTATGCTAAAAACGGCGGTGCCTAACATGGCAAACTGGAACTACGACCTTGAGGACATGGACGCAAAGCAGCTATGCCTTTTTGCAAAAGAGGAGTACGGCGTTGAATTGCCGGAAGGCGCAGGGGTCGAAAAGCTATTAAAAGCGATGTGGCGACTAGCCCAAATTGCGCCGCAAAACGAGGGCCGCATGATACTTTTAGCCCAAAGCGTTGAAATGAACTACGACGAAACCCTAAAGGAAATCGAGCGTATGGCCGGAGACGAGGCTGATTTAGACTACACCGAAACCAAGGAGGTTTGGCTTTAAATGGCACAGATAGCGCAAATTCCTGAAGACAAGTATGGAGAAAACCGAGTGGTAGGCTTCACCGACGACGGCAATGTTTGGCTGGTATATGATTGCAGATCACCCGACGGCCAGCCCATGCAGATGCGCGAAGTTATGACGCCAAAACAAGCTATGGAATTGGCCAAGAACATAATCGAGGCCGCCGGAAAAGCGCACGAAAAAGTCAGGCCGCTTATCGTGGTGCCGGGAGGTAACTAATATGGCCGACATGACCGCCCAGCAGCTTATCAAGCAGGCGTTATTAAACATAGGGGCTTATGCACCCGGAGAGACATTAGGCGATTCTGAGGCCCAGGACGGCCTGTTACGGCTGCGTTCCATGCTGCGGGCATGGAGTGGCAAGGGCCAAATGGTGTATTTCTCGTCACAGGACACGCACGCCCTTACAAGCGGCACTGCAAGCTACACTATCGGCAGCGGGGCTACCATCGATACCGCCAGGCCGGAGATGATTAGAAACGCTTCCATTGATAACACTTATCCGTTAAAGATAATTGATGAAGCCAAGTATCAAGGGTTAGCCAACAAAGACCAGGGCTTCACCCGCCCGGCATGGCTTTGGTATAACCCGACGTATCCGACCGGCACGATCTATCTTTACCCGCCCGGCGGCGGCACGCTTTACCTTAATAGCGAAAAGCCGTTAACAGACCCGACAACGCTAACGGGCGATGTGGAGTTTCCGGGGCCGTATGACGAAGCGATAGAGTGGGGACTGACCGTTAGGCTGTGTCCTTCATACGGCAGGGAGCCAACACCATTTATGTATGACAGGAAAGAAGAAACTGAAAACGATATCATAGCGCGAAACGCAGCGCTAAGTGTCGAGTCGATATCACCCGAAATACTGAAACTGACACGGCGCTACAACATTGATTCAGACGGAGCGTAAATGCAATTGCCATTCATCGGCGGGGCCTACCGGGGCCGCAGCCGGGACATAAACAGCCAGACCTGTATAAACCTCTACCCGATAATTGACCGGGAAGGCGGCAAGTCCGTATTCTCCCTGACCGGTACGCCGGGTCACAAGTCGTTTTGCACATCCGGTTATACCGCGATGGTGCGGGGCCTTCATGTCGTCGGCACAACGCTTTATGCAGTTATCGGCAACCGTCTTTACAGCATCACTACCGCAGGCGCAGCAACGCAGATAACCGGCACATTTGCCGTTTCCACCGGCAAGGTCTGGATGGCCGACAACGGCACCGAGCTTGTAATAGTAGACCCCGGCGACGACGGATATCTGCACACTATCGGCGGCGGCACATTTGCGGCTATCGTGGATGCCGATTTTCCGACCCCGGACAGCCTGTGTTTCATGGACGGTTACTTTATCGTAACCGAAACCGGGGAAGGCAAATTCTACATTTCAGGGATTTATGACGGCACGGCCTGGGACGCAACCGACCTTGCCACCGCAGAGCAGTACACCGACAACCTTGTAGCCTGTATGCCGAACAGGGGCCAGCTTGTGCTTATGGGTAATCTGTCAACTGAGTTCTGGTTTAACACCGGGGCAGCCGCATTTCCGTTTGAGCTGATAGGCGGCACGACAATTAGAGAAGGCACAAACTCACCAGCCTCTCTTGCATCCGATGGTCAAAGCCTGTATTGGCTTAACAACTTCAATCAGGTGCGTATGCTTACCGGCTACCAGAGCCAAACCATATCAACCCCGGCCATTGATTACATTATAGATAGCTACACCACGATTTCGGACGCTATCGGCTACAGCTACACCCAGGAAGGCCATAGCTTTTATGTGCTGACGTTTCCGACCGAGCAAAAAACATGGTGTTATGACGTTGCTACCGGCTTCTGGCATGAGCGCCAAAGCTATAAGGTAAGTGTGCCCGGCGGGTCCGAAGTGCAAACCTATCAAGGCAGACATCGGGGCAACTGCTATGCGTTTTTCAATAACAAGCATTATATAGGCGACTTTGAAGACGGCAATATCTATGAATACGATCTTGACACCTATCTTGATAATTCCATCACGATACGCCGTGAACGGGCAGGACCAGCAATTCATAATGACAGGAAATGGATGTTTTTTTCTTTCTTTGAAGTGGATTTTGAATCCGGTGTGGGCCTTGCCACCGGTGATGAATTATTAATTACATACGATGGAACAGATTACACGAATGAAGTTGATGCTGGTGCAGCTGATTCTGAGTTAATGACTGGTGGAGATTGGGGTGCAGTACGATGTTCAATAGCCGTATCAACTGGGACACTTGATCCTGAAGGAAAGCAAGACGCATCAAAACTTATTTTAGATGGTACACCAGCTACTACACATTATTTACAATATAATGATGTTGATATGGTAGATACTGAAAATCAGACATTTTCTCTCTATGCCAAAGCAGCAGAATTGGATTTTATTTATGTGTCTGTTTTGGAGGATGCGGCAGATAATGGTTTTTATGCATTTTTTGATCTTACTGATGGTACAATAGCAAGTTCAGGGGCTAACGGTGCGGGTACTTATACATCTGGAACTATTGAAAATGTTGGTAATGGTTGGTATCGTTGTACAATAATTGGCATGACAGGCAATGCTGCAAATGAAGCTTTAGTAAGAGTGTATATAGCAGAAGCACAAGGTGATGTTACAATAGACGGCGATAGTAGTTCTGGTGTGTATTTATGGCAAGCAAGTTATACTCAAAATAGTGCAGTAACTAATAGTTATGACATCCAGCAGGATCGTCCGGGTCCTAACCCGCAGGTAGCTCTTGACTGGTCAGACGACGGCGGCCACACCTGGGGACATGAACACTGGGCCGACATCGGCGCTATCGGCAAATACGGCGCAAGGGCCAAGTGGAACCGGCTGGGCAGAAGCAGAAACCGTGTGTTTCGGGCGCATATTTCAGACCCGGTTAAAGTCGTGATGATAGACGCACACACTGAAATAATACAAGGAGTAATGTAATGGGCCAAATTGTACCGGCAAAATTTCAAGCGGTTGATTCGACCGGTGCGCCGCTATCCGGCGGCAAGCTGCATACATATGAAACCGGCACAACCACCAATAAAACAACTTACAGCGATTCCGCGTTGACCACCCAAAATGCCAATCCGGTCGTACTGGATTCAAGGGGTGAAGCAACAATATTCGGCACCGGCTCTTATAAATTTGTGCTTAAAACCAGTGCTGATGTTACGCTTTGGACGGTTGATGATGTCGAGGTTGTGGGCGTTGCCTATCTTCAGGATGCCGACGAAGACACAAAATTGCAGGTGGAGGAAACCGTTGACGAAGATAAAATAAGGTTTGATATCGCCGGAACCGAGCAATGCCTATTGCAAGATGGTGCATGGCTGCCGACCACAGATAACGATGTTAACCTGGGATCAGCTACCAAAAAATTCAAGGACTTATTCATTACCCGCGTAGACATCGAAGGCACCTATTTTGCTCTTATGCCGACAAACGGAGTGGCTGCAAACGCCGTGTTCATGCTGGGAAACGCCAGCACAATCGCGTGGTTTTATCTCAATGCGGCACCTCCTGGCTGGAAGGTATTAGCAACAGGAGCAGATTCAGTTTTAGCTGTATCTGGTGGCTCAGATGCATATAACGCAAACGGTGGAACCCAGGGCGGCACTTGGACATGGCCGGACTATACATTGCTAGAAGCTGATATCCCAGCACATACACATGGAGAAACCGGAGATCATACGCACGACGAAAGCCTGTTTCAGTCAACGGCGGGTGGGTCTACATCAAACCCCGTATCCGGTAATGGGGCTGCGGGCGGCACCATGACAACGACATCCGACGGTGCGCATACACACACCTCTGTTGGTAGCGACGGCGCACATAGCCACGGCGGCACCACTTTTCGTCCGGCTGCGTCTATTGGAAAACTCTATCAACTGGATACTGCGTAATATGCCAAAGCCTAACGGGAAATGTTTTTCAAAAAATTGCGAAGATTGTAACTGGTGGGTCGATAAGCCGATGGAAAAAATAAAAAACGGACGCCCCACAGGGCTAAATTATATCAAAAAAGTTTGTGAGTTTAGAGTCTTATTTGATTATTTGCACACATTGGCCGGAAGTATAGACGGCGTACAGCAAGCCGCCAATAGGTCTGAAAATACCGTGATTAGCTTCACTAAGGGATTGTCACAACTTATAGGAAACGAACCGAGTAAAAGATTGAAAGGACCGCAATGAAATCTAAGGGTTACAAAAAGTTAAAAGCAAAGGGCAAAATTACATTGTCGATTAAAGGCAGCACCGTTGTGGTGCAGCGTGATGTTTTCGAGCGCGAAACCGGCGACACGGATTATATACAAACGGATGTATTTACAGATACGGCTGGGTTGGACGCCGAAAAAGCTGAAATCGAGGCTTTGCTTGACGACATCAACGAAATGATAATTGACGTTCAAAAAGAACTGAACAAGCTACCGTAATGGCAGGTGTCAAGCTACCCGCAGTCGTACCGGATACGGCACCGGCAAGAACGCCCGAATGGGTGACGTTTTTTGACGGACTGCTAAAATATCTGAAGGATCAGAGAACGGCTCAACCGGCTTTTTGTGTAACGCTGTCAGGAATCCAGGCAGATTTTTCTGTTAGTACTGAAGTTACGGTTGAATTTGACACGGAAATATTTGATTTAAACAATGATTTTGACACTTCCAATTATACGTTTACGGCTCCGGTTGCCGGGTATTATCAGTTCAACGTAGTTGTTCGCATAGACAACCTCGATACAGATTCAATAGCTTACTGGTATACTGTTTACCTAGTAACATCAAACAGGACGTACAGCGTAGTAATAGATTCGGAAGTGTTTGCAGCAGATATTAGCCACTGGTCGTTTTCTCTACCGGTACTAGCCGATATGGACAAAGACGACACGGCTTTAATACAGGTCCGGCAGGAAGGCGGAGCGCAGCAATCGGATATAAGAACCGAATCTTGGTTCAGTGGATTTTTAGTACAGCAAATGTAAGGAGTTAAACTATGATAGGCACAGGCGCAGGCATAGCAATAGCAGGAGGCATTGGCGCACTTGGTAGCCTTGGCGGCGGCATATACGGCTCAAGCAAGGCCAGAAAAGCATCTAAAAAGGCCGCAGAGATTCAATGGGCAATGTTTCAGCAAAGCAGGGCTGATTTAGCCCCCTGGCGGCAATCAGGCGAGGAAGCACTTAACGAATATATGGCGCTTGCCGAAGCTGGGCCGGGTGAGTTTGAGGCAGACCCCGGCTATCAGTTTCGTTTGGAACAAGGCCAAAAAGCTATTGAGCGATCAGCCCTTGCAAAGGGCAATTTTTTGTCGGGCAGAACCGCTAAAGGGCTTCAGGAGTTCGGGCAGCAATCCGCAAGCGCTGAATACGGCAATTTTATGAACCGCTATTACAAAAAGCTGGATAAATACGGCGGTGTAGCCCGCATGGGCCTGTCGGCAGCACAGGGGCAGGCCGGGGCCGCAATGCAGACCGGGCAAAACCTGTCGTCTAATTATCTCAATACTGGGGCTAATATGGCTAACATAGGCATGGGTACGGCAGCCGGTTTGAGCAATGCTTTGTCATTCGGCGCTATGGGTATGGTGGGCGCTGGTGGCGGTCAGCAAAATGTAAACCAGCTATACGGTCAGGATTGGCGCAGGAATACACAGGGGCCATGGAGCTAATAGGAGGTAGATATTAATGGCAAACGCACTCAACACACAGCACTTAGTACAGGCCGGGCGAGCGCCGGGCGTACAGGCGCGGAACGTATTACAAGTAAAAGGCATGGCGCAGGGTATTGAAGAAACCGAATATCAAAAGACGCAGAGAGGAACCACAGAGGAGTTTAATGCTTTACGCAATGAAGCCCTGGCACAAGGCAACCAACTGCGGGCAAATGCTATTGAAGAAACCGAATACCTTAAAGAGCGCAGGCCGTTTAAAGAGGAAGCAGAGGCTTGGGAATGGATGTCAAAGATAACACCGTTGCTGACATTGGGTAACTTTAACGAATTTAGAGATAGAGCTATTCAATGGGGCATTAACCCAAAGCTGTTAGGCAAATTAGAAGATCTTACCCGATGGGCCGAGCAGGACAACGACCCGAGTACAACGCCCGAAACTGCCCTTGAGGAATGGAAGCTGTGGAGTATGGAGCAAATACGCCTGCTGAAGGCCCAAGCAACCGGCAAAGGCCCGGAATCCGTAAAGGTCGGTACTTCACAAACGATATTCGGCACAGATGAAAAAGGGTCTTATGAGCAGAAGCAACGCAAACAGAAAGACGAAACTTGGAAAAATGTCGGTGGCAAAAAATATGTTAAAAAAGCCGAGGGTAAAACCATCAAAGATATTACAGCCGAAACCACGGCACGCGAAAAAGCCAAGCTGGCCGTAAAAGACACGCCTGAAGCCAAACGCGAAAAAATCAAAAAAGACTTCAAGGACAAAATCGACAAAGCCAGATCGGCACAACGCAGCGTGGGGCAGTTTATAGAGGACGAAAATAAATCAGCGGTGGCAAAGGCATACATGAAAGAGGCTATGACTGCCCTAAAGCGCTATGCTGAAGCCGGGGGTGATATCAGGGATTTGAACATTAGCCCGGTTGAATATGCAAAATTCATATATAAAAACCCAAGTGAAGTACAGGCTGATGTTAAAGCCGGTGACATAAGCCAGCAGGAAGGCGAACAGATACTAACTAAATTATGGCCGGACAAATTCAGATAAGATGCAAAGTGCAAAAGACTTCTTACAAACCGATAGCAAACAGCCTGCAAAGGAATTTTTAGTTAATGACGCTACAGCTATGTCAGCTAAAGATTTCTTATTGGGCAAACCTGCCGAAGCTAAACCTGTAGAGCAACCGACCCCCCAAATCGTTGAAGGCACTCCAAACGTAGACCCCCACCATACAAAGCTTTGGGAGGAGCGTCATGTTCCCTGGTGGCAAAAGCTAATTGAATTCGGCACGATGCACCATGTCGGGTTTCCCCGCACAAGCCAGGATTTAAGTGTTGGAGAGCGCAAGCAGCATATAAGCGAGTTCAAGCCTTTCACAGCGCTTGACCCGATTGATGTTGGCAGGGAATATGAGAAGGTGACCCCTCCCCCAAGAGGTGAGGTTGAGCATGTCGACACCGGGGAACTGAAAACAAGAGCGCCCAGGACAGCAGCTTTGGGCATAGAGGAAGACCCTATGGTAATGGTGGGTGCGGGTATTGCCGGGGCGGTTAAAACGGCGCCATTTGTCAGTAGGCTTATGAGCGCTGTTACCGAATCTTTGGGCTTTGCTACCGGGGGCATTACCGATATACCGCGAATAGCTGTCGGGGGTGTAAAGCAGATACCTAAAGTAGCCCGCGGGGTAGCTGCTAAAGAAGTTGAAAAAACTATGGCCCCAGCAGCTAAAACAGCCGAGAGAGGGTTAGGGGTTAAGCCTACTATGACCACGCAAAAAACGCCCCTTGGGGGGCCTGTGGGGGCCGCTGAGAGGGTTTCTGAGCTGGCCCGCAAACAGTTCGAGGAGAAGTTTTTAGCGGAGCCTATTAAAAAACCGCCAAAACGCAAACCTACCCCCAAAATACCGGAATTTACCGAAACCGGAGCAGCTATTAAATTTGGGCAAAGCGCAAGCAAAGAACAGATAGCGCAGGTTAAAAAGGCTTATGATGCTTCCATCAAAAAGCAGCAGGGCATGAAAGACTTGCAGCTAAAAATGAACGAAGCTACCAAGAGCCAATATCTAAGAGAAGCTATCGAAGCTTCTGAGGGGCGGCTATTTCCGGCAAAGCCTAAAATTTTAGCGGAACAAACTCTAAAGAATGCCGATACGATACGCAAAGCGAAAAAGAAGCCTTTGATAGGAGATATCGCAAGGGATCAAGTCAACAAAATGCACGTTGCGGTTGGTGGTGCATATGGTATTGATGTTGATGAAAAAGGCAATCCGACTTTTGACCCTGAAAAAGCTATTATCGGTTTAGCCGCGGGTGTGCTTATTACACAGGCCGCAAGAATCGGTATTACAAAGCGAGGCAGAGGGGGGCGTTTTATCCGCGGGGGCAAAAGGATAAAAACTAAAGACCCATACAAAATCATGTCCAAGCATCTGGACAAATCCGCATTTAATGTTGAATGGGATGGGGTTAAAAATTTTAGGGAAGCCTTCCAACACGCCAAGAGTATCAAGTGGCTAAAACCTACCGTATCAGCCGATAGGTTCGCACTAAGGTATAAGCCTGACCCGAAAACCGGAAAGTTCGGCAATCAGAAAATGGCATATCCGAATGACTCATTTCCTATGGGCAGAAATACATGGGAAAAGGCCGGCTGTGGTCGGAACGAATTCGCTGTCAGGAATGGCTTGACGAGGCGCGGCCCGTTCGGCGATGCCGCCCAAGCTTGCTATAACGGCAAGTGCTATGCCGAAGATTTAGGCAAGATTTATGGGCGTAAAATATCTGATAGTTCAGCGAGAGTCTCTACTAATCTACAACCAACAATCGGCAAAGGCAAAACCCAGTCTGCTGTATCGCAGGATATCCGTCTTGGGGTTGACACTGATGGTAGTGCCTGGCTGGCAGAAAAAAGCGTACTGGATGCTATAGAAAAGACCAATCCGAAAACCGTCACCGTTTATTCATCTGGATACCACACCCCGCCGCCTCCACACCCACTCTCAGAACGCACAATGATTAACGTCACGGTATCAGGATGGCACCCAATACCGGAAACTTTGCGCCGGCTGGAATGGGCCAAGCAGGCGAAAGACAATGGATGGAATGTCATACTGCGGGAGGTCACCGCGGATGCCAGTGTATTTACAAAGGCAGAAGCCGCACACTATAACCGTCTGCACAAGGCCCTGATGAAAACCGATTTTGCTGTAATGGAACAGCCACTGCACCGCGGCGCTGCCCATGGAGAGCCAGCGTTTGGTCTACCTGCCTGCTGTCAAGCAAAGAAAAATGTGTTTACCTGCGATGGCTGCATGACTGCGGAGGGTACAGGGAAAGGATTTAAAGAATTCTTTGGTATAAAAGAGGAGGCTGGCGAAAAGATGTTTCCCGCGGTTAAGCCGCGAAAGCTTAAAGCCAGTGAAATAGACAGTACAACAACTCTGTATAGCGGCTTGCCTATAAAGCCTATGGCTAAAGCCTGGACAAAACTTGGCGAGAAAGTCTTTGACGACTGGATTATGCAGAAAGTTCCCAAGGTTTTAGAGAAAATACCAGGCGGCAAATCCATAAACCGGGCATTGCTTGAGGACTACCGGGGCAACCTGCCCGACACCGCTAAGTTTCTATCATCAGTTGAAGATATGAGATTAGCACAGGGGGTTGGCAGGGAATACGCTATTGACCTGGGAAAGCGTCTGCAAAAATTTGACGAAGCTACCCAAATTAAAATGGGTCAATACATTACCTCCGAGCGCATGGGATTAGCTAACAAGGAAGCCAGGGCGGTAGCTGACGAGGCCCGTAGAGCTATGTACGATTTGGGCAAGCAGGCGGTTGATGCCGGGTTGCTAGCCGAAGAAACATTCTTTCGACACGCTGGGCGCTACATGCCGAGGCTCTACACATCAAAAGAGTACGCCGGGTTGTTAACTCAGTTCAAAATGAAAAAGCCTACCCGCCTTGACCTGTCACGCTTTAAGAGGCGAAAGGACATACCAAAAGAAATCAGGCAGGCAATGGGTGAAATCCTAACGCCCGGTTATCCGATAGCTAAAGGCATTGTGCAGCTATCGCATGACATCAGCATGTCGAGGCACTTTAGCGGCATAGCTGCTAATCCAGAATGGGCCGTTCCGGCTACAAAATTTCAGGTATTGGCGGCAGATTTAGAGGGCAAAACCTGGGGCCTATGGGACGGAAAGAAAGTACTGGGTGTTTACGGCGATAGAAAGGCCGCCGGTATTGCCTTAAAGGAAGCTAAAACCGCATGGTCCAAAAACAACCCGATACCCGGCGACTGGAAACAGCTTCCGGTCAACAAGCGCCTGGGCAAGTTGTCGGGCGCTTATGTGCATCCCGAAATCCACAAAGAACTTGAAACCGCAGTCGAGGTTATGACCAAATCAGCCCGGTACTGGAACAAAGCGCTGGGGGCCTGGAAATTCGGCAAGGTTATCATGTCACCTAAAACCCATTCCAGAAACCTTATGTCAAACAGCGTATTGGCCCACCTTGGCGGTATGCCCATGCCGATGCAGCCATATTATCTTGCTAAAGCAGCGTTTGACATGAAGAAAAAAGGCCCTCACTGGAAAGCTATCAGGGAAATGGGCGGGTTAGAACACACTTGGGTTTCAGGTGAGCTAAAGCAGCTATTTGATGCTGTTGACTTGGGTGATGTTAGAGCCGGCTCTATGGTTGAAAAAATGGGCAAGGCCGGGGATGCTTTAGCGTTTATGAAAAAAACCATGAAGAAAGCGGCTAATGTCTACGAGTTCGAGGAACAATGGTTTAAAGTAGCCAAGTATATGCACAATATCGAGCGCAAAGGCATGACGAAACAAGCTGCCTGGAAAGACGCAGAGAAATGGCTTTTCAATTATTCCAAACTGACACCGGCAAAACAAGCGTACAGGTCGAAATGGTACGGTGCGCCGTTTGCCACCTTTACTTTAAAAGCTATGCCGAGGATAGCCGAGGCCTGGATAAAAACACCGTGGCGCTTTGCCCTACCTGCGGCGATGATATACGGTATGGAGGAAGCGGCTCGCAGAAAATTCGGTGATACCTGGGAGCAGAGAAAAGCTAAAGAACAGTTACGGCCTGAATGGCAACAAGGGCGGGTTTTCTGGATGCCCAATTTTGTGTCTACACCCAAAAAAGACGAGCTGGGCAGGGAATACAATCTAAACCTTACTTATATCCTGCCTTGGGGTGACTTGGGCGAGGCCGGCGAGTTCGGGCCTGTACCGGGCGGCATTGTGCCGTTTAGCCAGCCGTTTGTAAAAGAGCCGCTATCACAGATAATGAACTACAACAGCTTCTTTAAAGAGCCGATTGTAAAAGAAACCGATGTAGCGGGGTTGCCGGGAGCTACAGGTAAAAAACCTTCCGAGCTATGGAAGCCCACTACCGAAGCTGGCAGAACAGCGCTTAAAATCAGGGGCAAACACGCCTGGAAAACCTTTGTGCCTACCCCTGCTATTGATATCGAAAAGATTTGGTCGGCTTTCAGGGATAGGCCGGACTATAGGGGTAGATTCAGGGATAGAACCGCTGCGCTGCTAGATGCTTTTGCCGGTATCAAGCTATACCCGGTAGACTTTAAAGAGCAGATGGCAAAGAGGGTTGGCAAGAAAAATCCGAACGATTCCAAACAGGGGTATCTTGTCAGGAAACTGATGTCGCGTATGAGGACGCTGGCCATAAAAAAGAAAGCCATGTCAGAGAAGGGAAAAGATACCGGCGTTTATGATAAGCAAATGGATAAAATTAAAAGGCAGATTGAGGGCATAGGCAAAGAATTGGAAAAAGAAGCGGAAGCCTATAAGAAAATCAAATGATTAACACCGCCCGTTTCATGCTGGGGAAAAAGGAAATGAAATAACAAGTGATATACTGATTTAATGCAGTTTTACGCCGAGTCTAATATTGTTGCAACCACAACCACCCGAATAGAAACAATCTACATGGGGTGACGATGCCTGGTTATCTTTTGGGGAGGTGTGTAACTGTTCATCAAAATGGTCTAAGAGACTTTCAAAAGCATCACGGGGCCATGAACCTCTACCGCCTCTGGCTATATAGCTTCGCCACTTATCCCACTCTCTCATAATTGATTCTCTGTCTGTGAATTCTATCAAGTAAGCCTCCCTGATTGATTTAATGCAGTTTTATAACGTATATTGTTTTATTGCTGCAATCCTTCAAGTTGGGATGGATGTGCTTATTTTTTCAAATTCTACCACCCAAACCCAGGGATTAGACTCCCACGGATGCTTTTTGCTGTTGATGGAGTCCCATAATTCTTTAAACATTTGCCGATATACACTCATTGGTAATGCCGCTTTAAAGTGCAGCCCTTCCCTTAGGGCGTCCTTAAAAATACCTTTTTTACTAAAAATGTGTGCCTTCTTTGGTAATAATAAAGGTAAATTATGAGAATTACTGAAAATTCACCACGTTTAGTTTTGTGTGCCTTCTTTGGTAAAATGTGTGCCTTCTTTGGTAAAAAATACTCAAAATGTGTGCCTTCTTTGGTAAAAACTCGCTGTGAGCCCTACAGCATCAAGGGGAATTTTTCCTTAAAGATATACTAAGGATATCTTAAGGGGAGGCCGGCTTTCCCCTCCGGTCAGCCGCCCCCCTTTTTTCAGAAAAAAACATGAAAAGAACCCGCTTACCCCTCATTTTCTCGTATTGATGTCGTATAGTTACCTCGTTGGGTTTGATAGCCAGGCAAGGCATTCTTTTAGATCGTTTACCTCGTCTTCGTACTCTGTTAAAATAAATCT